ATCATGCTGGCGGGTCGGGGAAGTTGGCGGTTTCTGATGGTTCCCATGTTGCCGGGAAGTCACGCAACGCCTGCCGGTAGGTAGCCCACACTTGCCGGTCTCTGTCCGATAGTCCGTTGTCCGGTAGTTGTGTCCAGTCTGATAACGATAAAAGATTGTCACGTTGGCGACGCATTGACGCTTCGTAGCCGTCGGGAATATCTGAAACTGCGTGAATCATGCTAATCCTAAATCTTCAACCCACAAACGCATAGGGCTAGTAGTGTCGGCGTAAAAATCCGCAATAGTACCGCCATCGCGATATGCCTGTAAATTTAATGTTCGGCTACCAGTAGTAAAAGTCGTGAGGGTCGCATAGTTGATAATCGTTCCATAAGTCAACCCACCCTGATACCCCCTGCCTTTTATGCTGCTGAGGTCGTCGATAAATTGCATTTGCATACGGCTACTTGGCGTTCCCATTGCATTTGAAACTACAAAATTCAAACGGTACAGTCGCGTTGAATCCGCTGTGAAACTTACTGATAAAACAGTTTGATAACCGGCTGTCGCTGTAAAAGAGGTTGTACGGCTACCCGCCACAACTATGCCCGCCGGTAGTGCGTTCATGTCTGACGCTTGTAGAACGTCGCCCGCTGTGAAGTCGCCCGGTGCGGTCATGGTGCCGGCTCCTCTTCTGTTTTTTCGGTGCCTACCTGCTGGTCAATCCACGCCGACCATTCTTCGGTAGACATGACGGTTACGGTGTCGTCTACCTGTACCGACACCGAGCCGTCGGGATGTAGTTGTTCTAGTTCTTGTCGTGTCCATGTCGCCATCTGTTGTCACCCGTCGTTATATCCGTAAACCCGAATAGTGCCACCCGTCAAGGTGCCTGAGGAAGTAAAGAAATACAAGTCTGTGACGCTTTGACTCGGTGCGTACATGCCATTTACCCAAACACCAGACAATAAACCCGTGCCGTTTGAGTGGATTGCCGTAGAAGTTGAAGCCGAATAGGGCGTAATTACATCGAACGCCACTGACAACCTACTTGGGTTGGTGTCCAAATACGTTAGATCAAGTTGTGCGGCATCATAAAACGACCATGTATTTACTGTCCCGGTGTACAACACGGCTTGACCGCCACCCCAATACTCATCAGCGTTGCCGCTCCCGAACCTGAATCGCAATGTTTGACCGCCAGAAGTACTTGCATACGTTCCGCTCACTATCACACGGTAGTCGTCAAACGTGCTATTGAATGCGTTAGTCATTGTCACCGAGGCCACACCGCTACCGATAGTTTGTGTTTTGACCAGAACTAGCCCGGCGTACTGCTGTAACGCTTCCACCGTGTCGTTAACCGTTATATGTTGGTCGGCGTGGCTAGGACTGTTCAACGCCGAACTAGCGGTCGGGTTCGTGAACGTCTGCACGCTATTAGGCCAGTTTGTCGCCATAAATCCTCACTCTAATACAGCCGGTTGCCTTCAACCGGATGACCGTCATACCCGAACAACTCGTCATAGGTGTAATCGGTGTCATCATACACATCCAGTGTACCACCTAACTTGCCCAACTGTGAATCATCTAAGATGAAGTTCATGTTGTCGACCATCGGCAGCAGTTCGATCTTGATGGTCGCATCCTGCGGCGTGATATTGATTGTCCGGGACGACACCACCACATTGTCGGTACGTTGCGAACCGCCAGTCGGCGTGTATTTCACCTGAGCCGGATTCCATAAACCATAGAAAGTGTTCAGATATCTGCGCCATACGAGACTGGCAGCGTCATCCGCTAACGCCTCCACCTGTTTCGCAGACAACACGATCGATTTGGCTTGGAACCTCGGCGTGTCATACATATTTGCCCAACGCTCCGCTGTTTGCTGCGCACCCGGCTCCAACACCCCGAAGTTCTCGGTGGTGTCGTCCCAACGGATCGCCACCGTCGAATATTGGACATTACGACGACCGAACCGTTGAACCGACTCGGCACTCTCATGGGTTTTAGTTTCAGTTGGAGCGCCACCGTATTGCAGCGGGTCGTTACGGGTGATTTGTGCCGAGTTCACGACATCGTCCATGTTGTAGCCACGGTCAAGTGTTGTGAACGGCAACTCGGTGCCGGTCGGGTTCTCGGAGAACACAAAATCTTGACGGTAAAACTCTGGGACTTTCGACCCGTCGTATACGTTGACGCCGTAAACGATCCGATCTGGAAACGCTCCGTAGGCTGGGATGAAATATGTCTCGGAGAAGAAACAGACAGCCGGGTTGATCGGCAAGACCGAACTGTTCAACAAATCAGCCACTGTATATCCATCATATCCGTAGAACTCGATGATCGGCTCAACGGTTTGCACATCTACGCCTTGCACCTGCCAGACGGCGGTATCGACACCCAACGATGGAGCCTTCACCTGTTCAAAAATGGTCGATCCGGTCACCGGCTCCACATAGCCCTGTAACAGATAGTAGATGCCAAGATTCTGTTTGAACACATACTGCAACGGGTCGAGGTTCAGGAATTCGACTTTAGATCGGGCGGCCAACGTCAACGGGTCAACAGCAGAGATCTGCACCGTCGAGTTCCGTCCATCATCCGTCAAAGTGAACTCGGACACGAAACCAAAAAATGTGTTTTCATAGTAGGAGTCGTTGACGAGCGCACGGATCTCTAAAGCGTAGGAGTACACATCGAGATCGGAGTAAGTGCCTCCGTTCAATGGGGTGAATGCGCCGTCGCTGTTGTCCAGTTGGATCGTAGCAGAGCCGCCGCCCATCTGGCCGACCGGGACTGTTTGTTTGATGGTTGCGCCCATCGTCCGATCGGTCAGATCAAGGCTATAGTCGAACTGACGGAGTCGGACTTGCCAGTCGGTTGTGATGCTCACCGGCCACGCACCCCGGACAACGTTGGGACGGTCAGCCCGCCGTGACGTTTCGAGTACGAGTTCAATGCTCGGACTACGTCGTCGCCGTTCGAGCCGACCGGCATGTTGACTGTGATGTTGGTGGTGCCGCTGCCCATGCTGCCCATTCTGTCGAGTGGGATGATCGCTTCGGCTCCGGCTTCGCCGACCAGCCCGATGGTGGGTTGGGTGACGATACCGCCGGTGGCGAGTGGCACGAAATCAAAGGTAGAGGGCATTTTGAAATCGGGGACACCGTAACCTGAGAAGTTGGTGGCGAAATCGACCGGGATCGAATAACCACCGAGATCGACAACGCTGTTGATCAGTTCGATGGCTCGGTCAAGATCGCCGGTGTCGATCTCCAGTTTGATGACCTCGAAGAACGCATCTGGCAGATCTTCTCGGGCGTCACGGAATGTGCGCAACGCCTCATATGCCTCGATCTGTGCCTCTTGCCATGCGTCGCTGCCCTCGGTCACAGAGGCCAGTTTCGTAGCGATCTCTTCCAGATCTTCTACAAACTCGTCGCTGGCTTGCTGTTGGTCTAGCGATTCGAAGAACTTGTCTAGCCGGGTGGTTGCAGTTTCGATCCCCTCATTCAACGGGTCGAATGCCTCATCTACTCGGCCGAGGGTGGTTTCCAGTTTGTCACCCTCATCTTTGGCTTTGCTCATCGACGTTTCAAAACGCCCGAGAGGCTCCCGGATACCCTCAACTTCGTTTTCAAAAATATCGAGTTCTTCGGTGATGTTGCTGACAGATGACTCGAAACGGCCTAGCGGTTCACGCATTTCTTCGGCCTGTTCGGCGAAGATCGTGAACTCCTCTTTCGATTTTTTGACTTTCTCGGCTGCCTCTTCGGCTTCGTCCCCTAGATGGCCGATTTCTGGAATATCAACACCGGGGATTTTGTTCAACAGGCCGATGATGCTGTTGATCCCGTCGATGATCTTGTTGATCACCCATTTGATGCCGTCCCATGCCAGTTCGAATGCCAGCCTGAGTCCGTCGATTGCGAGACCGATGATGTCGAACTTCTTCTGCAGGACGACAAATATCGCTATCAGCGCAGCGATTGCGATGATGATAAGCCCGATCGGGTTGGCGCTGAGCGCCGCATTCCAGAGCCACGTGGCGGCAGTGGCTAACGCCTGATATGTCGCATATAGTTTCATCGCCACATTGACTGCGACCACTGCGCCGGCGATAGCGGCAAACGCTGCAACTAATCCTAGGACGACCCCGGTGTTGTCAGCAGCCCAATCGGTCAGCCCGATCAGCACGGGCAGGATCGCTTCGACGATCGGCAGCAACGCTTGGCCGAGTGTGGCTTGGAAATCGTCGAATTGTGCAGTCAATGTGCGCTGCATGTTGGCCAGACCGTCGCTGGTTCGGGCGAAGTCTCCTTGTGCGTCACCAGTCTGTTTGTAGATAGCGGATTGTGCAGCCAAGATCTTCTGTTGGGCGTCTAATGCTCCGACGCCGTCATAGATGCCGAGTTCCATGGCTTCGGCTTTGAGTGTGGCATCGTTGAGCAGCACACCGTATTTGCGGATCGGTTCAGATTCTCCACGTAGCGCCGCACCGATCGCTTCGACGGCTTCTTGCGGTTCGGTGTTGTTGAATGACGCCATGTCGGACGCCAATGTGATGAAGTCGGTGCTGAACTTCGACAGGTCGTCGCCAGCCAGCCCTGCTGATTTGCCGAAGATACCGAAGTTGCCGGCCGCTTCAAGCGCCTGTGTTTGTGATTGGCCTAGTGTTTTGCTGGCGGATTCGCTGAATTCGACCACGGCGTCTGCTGCGTCGCCGAACACCACCGAGGTTTTAGACAGGTTTTCGTTGAGGTCGGACGCTTTGGTGATCGCTGGCGCTACAGCGGCGGTGATCCCGGCTAACGCTGCCGCTGCCGGTATGAACGCTTTCTCCATCGCATAGGAGAACTTCTGGCCTTTGGTCTCCAACCGGGAGAATTCGGACACCATCTTGTCGATGCCACGAGAGAACCCTTTGGAGTCTGCGTTGATCAGAACATTGATGACTGACTTGGCCATCAGTAAAGCCTATACTCTTTGATCAGTTTTGACAGTCTCTCGTCGTAGACGGCCAACACTTCGGCTCGGCGGCTGTCCAGTGCCTCGTAGAGGAACGGCTGTGGGCTGATGTTGCGTCGTGGCCAACCGAAATGCACCACTCCGGCGTATGGCACCCGTTTGAAGCCTGCCCTGACCCGTGCCGATTTCTGTGTGCCTGATGCTCGCAGTGTTGCTGCGAGCCGCCCGGTGCGCACGGGGATCAGGGTGGCGGCTTTCTGTTTGACGATTTCGGCCGCTTCGGCGTTCATATCTTTGAGCGCACCCTTAGCGGCGTCTTTGTCGATTTCTTTGCCGAGCCGGTTCACAGACCGTCTGATGTCTTTGATCCCGTCGATCCTGACCGGTTTTGTTTCGCTCATCTGCGGGCTGCCCTTTGTTGTGCTTTCGCTTGGTCTTCTAACACTAGCAAGATCGCACGTAACATCCGGGTGTCGGCTGCGAGATATTGGGGCGCTATACCGGTGGCCACTGCTGCTGCGGCCACCAGATATGTCACGCTGTCTCGTCTAAAGGGGCGGCGGACTCGTCGACGATCTCAACGGCAGCGACCGTGTCGAGCCATGTGTCGAATGGTTTTGGCTGTTTGCCTGCGTATTTTGAGGCGCACCAGCCGAGCCAGTAGACATGCTCCATTTTGAGGTCTTGCGAGAACGCCTTGCCGATACCGGTTTTGTGTTGACGTTCGAACTCGACCTGCACCTTCGGGGTGACCGGGTATGTCCCGGTTTCGCCGTCGTCGGTGGTTACGGTGATCTTCAGATCGATCATGGGTAGTTACTCCTTGGAGTTGATCAGGATGTTGCTGTGGTGATTGCGCCGGACACTGGCCACGTGACCGATGCCGATGCGAGGTCGCCAACTGCGCCGCTAAGCAACGGCCATTCGGTGACAAGCACCGTGGCGCTGAATTGCGGGTTGGTCGCTGCGGTGGTCTCGTTCACTGGTTTGACTGTGACAGCGGTTGTGCTGCCGATCAGTGGCGAGATGGTGGCGTAAACCTCTGATGCTGCGAAATCCTCATGGAAATCGAGCGAGAGGCTGTGGTCGCCGAGACCTGCGATGCGGGTCACTGCGGTGTCGCCGAACGCTGTGGTGGCTACCTCTGCGTATGTTTCGGTCAGGGTTACTGATGCGATGTGGTCAGATAGATCGACCCCACCGATCGTGATTTCCGGGTTGGTGATGACGAACTTGGCCACGAGCCTCAGTCCTCCTCTTGGTCAGCCACCTCGCCTTTGACGGCTGGTGGGGTTTTGTTTGCTATTGGTTGCAGATGGCCGCCATCGATCAGATGTTGGATGTCTGCGCCGGCGAGTTGGTCAGCGGTGACTTTGTCGCCGGGGTTGTGCCCGCACACTTTGTGTGTGCCGGTGATCTCGTATTTTATGTTGCTCATGCGTGCACCGTGATGTTGAAATCTATCGCTAGATAAGTGGCGTCTGCTTGTTGCAGCATCCGTATGTTACCTGCAGAGTTTACGATACTCGTTTGTGCGACGCCACCTAGCGTCCGGTCGGCTTCGATTGCGGCTCTGACTGAGGATGCTCCGTCGTAGGCGCTATATGTGTACAGGGTTTTTTGGGCTGCTCTGTCTGATGTCCGTCCGACGATCACTGTGACGGTGAATGTCTGCTGGACGTTGCCGCCGGCGAAACCGCCCCAATATTCGATGGTGTCGGGCATGACAAATGCACAGGGGATTCCGTAGGAGTCGGGGACGTGGTCGTAGACTCGCAGCCCGGTGATGGTGGCCAGTCTGGTTTCTAGCCCTGTGGCGATTTGTTGTGGTGTGGCTGGCATCAGTGGACGAGCACCTGTTCACGGCGGTATGGGGCGAGCAGGGCGATGGCTACGGGGTGCATGGCTTGGCGTAGCCGCATGATGCCGATGTCGCCGAAGCCGGCGATGCCGAGTGGTGCGTCGGCGGATTTGAAGATCGACACGGCTTGGATCTGTGCTGCTTGTTCGACGGGGTGTGGCAGGTAGTCGTCGAGGGCGTCGGGGTTTGCCCATCCCCATCGGGCGGTGATTTGGATGACGGCTTGGCCGTAGTCGCTTGGCCATTCTCTGGCGTCGATTGCTCGGATCCGGGTGTATGGCCAGTCTTGGCCGCCGGTTTTGCCGTTGAGCGGTTCGAGTTGGTAGTCGCTGGCCGCCCATGTGGTTTCGAATACGCCGTCGCCGTCTTCGTCGGTTTTGATGATGAGACCGGTGGTGGTGGAGATGTCGTCGACTTGGAGCAGCCATGGTGTGTCGGCGGTGAATACTCGTGCGGTGGCTGTGGCTTGTTGGACGAAGTGCCGGTCGCAGTAGTTTTGGATCATTTGGGTGGCGGCGTCTGCGGCGAGGGTCAGCCGGTTGTCGTCAACTGCGTCGCTGATGCCGAGGATCGCTTTGAGGTCGTCCTCGGTTACGAGTCGGTCGGTTAGATGCGCCATGGGTATAGTGTACTGTGGCGGCCGGCGGGTCGCTATCTGGTTTGAAGATTATTGTAATTGCAACAATCTTCTGATTTGACAAACCTTGTCACTTTTTGATAGACTATTTATATGAACTCAACACAGAACCAAAACACCAGCCACTACCAAGTAACCGAGACCGGCTACATCTACGCAGGCCGAGAATACACCCTCACATCAGGCCGCACTCAGCGCACCACCGGCCTCTGGATCGGCGGCGGACTCAACAACCAAGACGGCGCACTCGAAGTCGTGTTTTGCAACCGCTGCGGTGGCCACATCGTGTGGGCAACCTCGAACCGCACAGGCAAGAAATACCGGGTCGATGTCCGCACCTCAGAGCGTGGCAACCACTACTATGTCAAGTCGGATTTCCACCAGTGCGACGACCGAGACATCGAAACCTATCGCCAGTTCAAGGCCATTCATGAAGCATTCGCCCGCCGGATCAATGAAGTGACCGTCGGCTGCGAGGTTGTGGTCGTCAAAGGTCGCAAGTTCCCAATCGGCACCGAGGGCGTCGCCATCTGGATCGCACCAGAGGCCGATGGCTACGGTGTCGTCAAGGTCTGCGTGAAACTCGACAACGGCGAGCGCATCTACATCAACGAGGCCAACCTCTCACGAAAGGACAACGCATGAGCCGGCCACAGCCACGCTGGTACAGGGGACTTCTACTCGTCCCCTTCTACGACGACGACGGCGAAACATTGATCTGTTGGGACATCCACCCTGACGCCAGTCAATACGGCGATTTCGACAGTGACGACGCCTACAGACAGTCGCTTGATTGTGAACCACTGGAAGAGAACCTGCCGACTTTGGCCGCTGCCAAGGCGGCAGCCACCGATCTCACTCTACTCGACCGGATCAGATTCCGGGTCGGCGGGCGATCCATCTGATATCAGCAGGTCTCCGCTGGACATCGATCTGTATGTCGACGAACCCGGTGTCGTGCAACCAATCGAACAGGTCGGATTTGTCGATGTTGGCGTAGTGTTCGCCCTCTCTCAGCCGGTTGCCATCGACAGCCGAATGCGGAGGTCTGCCCACCCCGGCAGCGGTACCGATGAACTCGCCACCGGGTGTCAACATCTCGAACGCTGCCGCCACAATGTCGGCGGCTCTCGGTGTGTGCTCCAACATCTCGGTGGTGACGACACATTCGACCGGTTCTTCCGGTCGGTATTCGGCCGCATCGCACACGACATCGACCCCATCGCCGGGTGCGATATCGACAGCGATATAGAGGTCGCAGCCGATGGTGTCTCGGGTGGTGCCGTTGACGTTGCGCCCTCCGAGATCGATGACTGTGCCATATGTTTTGTTTCGGGTTTGGTAGGCCACCCACTGCATGGCTTCAGGATGCATATGCTCTGCGTCTCCTTTGGAATCGTATCCGGTCTATGTCCATCTGTTGTTGCGCTATACGATAGATCCGGTCTTGTTTGGCTTTGCCCCACACCGGGTGCAGATGTTCAACGATCGCATCTGGTGCGTAGACAAACGCACCCGCCTGTTTGGCCACTGTTGACCATTCGTCGTCGACGAAACAATGCCCGTATCCTTCGTGGCACAAGGTGTCTGCTCCATCCCATGAGGCTCCGTTGGTTTTGACCCATGTGCGTCTAAATATCGGGTGCACGGCGTGTTCGCCACGTCGCACCCGGCTGTTGCCGAGGTCGTTGGTTGAGATCAGACCAGCGTCGGGGTAGAGGTCGATGCTGGCCTCGACCCATCCGGGGTGGAAATGGACGTCGTCGCCGCACAGCATGATCCATGGTGAGTCCGTCAACCGATAGCCGAGGTTGGCTTTCACCGGGAATGTTTTCCTGTCTCTGTCCCAATTGAGTATCACGTCGGCGTTGTGCCGTTCGAGCGCCCACAGTTGGGCGGTGTCATCTGCATCGGCCACGAATACCAACTCGGCTCGGTCGGTGCTGGCTTGCAGCGATTCGATCAACGGTGCCACGTTGTGTGCTCGTTCTCTAACAGGGACGATGATAGATATTTCAGCCATCTGGCTCTATCCTGTCGAGCCTGTTGTAGATCCGTTCGTCGAGCCACATATGTTTCAGGTGGGTGGTTTTCACACCGGTGTGTATGTGGATCGGGATGTCAAGTGCTGACGCCCTGACACAGAATGAGAGATCTTCGGAGATCCATGAGTTGGTGGTCGGGTTTTGAATCGGGCTGTACCAACTGGCTCCATATTGTGCTTCGACCTTTTCAAATGCTGACCGGTGGATCAGGACAAAAGCGCTGCCGGTCGCAGCACATCTGATCACCGAGTTCTTTTCGTAGTCGTATCTGACGCTGAACCCGGTCTGTTCTCCTGTCTGGTGCCAGTCGAAGATGGTGGGTGCCGGCTGGATCAAAAACCCGCCATAGTCGTCCTGTTTGATCTCACGGTTCATGAAACAGAGACCACCAACGATCGGTGTCTCTTCAGGGTCGGCCACCTCGAACAGTCGATCCACTGCGTCTGGTTGGAATCCCATATCGGTATCTATCCATAGCAGCCAATCTGACTGTGTGGTCTCGTGGGTGAACTGTCGAGCGGTGTCGTTGCGTGCTTTGACGATCCCACCGGTGCCATATTTTGTGGCGAGCCACCCGCCGCCGATCACACGCTGGTGGTGGGCGATGTCGTACCCGACCATCGCCATCACTGACTGGTGCCAAGAATGGGATACTTCTAGCCCGTGGACGTAGGCCAGACAGATGTTGCCGCTCATTGGGCTGGTCGTTTGGTGTTGCGTTTCTGGCCGGGGTTTCGGGTGGCTTGTTCGACTCCGCCGGTGTCGATCCCGATGAACAGGTTGGGGTGTAGTTTGACGATGGTGTCGTCTTGACGGTAGATGGTGCCTGCTCGGAGTCTGATGACGATTCCGTCGGCGTTGCGCACCGAGCAGTTGCTGGTGCATTGGACGTGGTATGCCATAGGTAGTTTCTCCTGTTGGGCAGTGAAAGGGTAGTGTCCCACCCCATCGACTACCCGGCGATGGGGTGGGACTCTTCAGATCACTGGTTCTGCAGGAGGCGGAACCCGAGATCGTTGATGCTGTCAAACCCATGGCGAGCGTAGGCGAACCAGCCACGCTGACCTGATGGGCGGTTGTTGCCGGTGGCGAACAAGTGTGGGATCAACTCGACGCTCATGCCGGCACGTTGTGCCACCAAGAAGTTCGAGAAGTCACCCACGGTGAGGATGTTCGCTGCGCCAGTGGTGCCGGTGAACTCCGGTGCGTAGTCCGTGGTGCGGATTGGACGGCCGAACAACGTGCCGATGCCGCCTGCGGCGAGATCGACGGTGTAGTAGGCGCTGTCTGCTCCTGCGGCGAACGAACGGATTTCGTTCTCCACGTCGGTGTTCATGATCCATGTGGCGTTTGCACGGTAGCGCTCTGGCAGGCTCTTCCATGTCTTGAGCAGGTCAACTGCACCGAATGCGCCGTCGGTTGTGACGACGACCTCGACGTTGGTGTTGGCGTCGAGTGCGGTGAAGATGCCGGTTGGCTGTGATGAGCCTGAACCGGTGATGGTCTGCTGTGCGACGAGGTCGATGTATCCCTGATCGAGGAGGCGGCGCATCTCGGCAGCGAATGCCGGATAGTCTGAGCCTACTTCGATCGAGTATGGGATGAAGCCACGTGCGGTGTACACCGGGACGGTCGGCTGTGCGAGCGTCGGTGAGTCATCGCTGACTTCTGCTGCTTCGGCGTCGTATGACCATGACACGCCTGCGCTGCTGACGCCTTTCCATTCGTCGGTCGTGATCGTGACAACACGAGCAAGATCGAGGACTGGAGCGGCTGATGCGCCGGATGTCAAGATGATCGATGGGTCGATCAACACCGGGATGCCGAATCCACCGGCTGCGTCGGTGCCTTCGCTCATCGCACGGAACTCGTCGAGCGCACGTGCCTCTTCAGCGTTGAACGCTGGAGCGGACTGTGTTACGCCCTTCATGAAGGCCGAGCGGTATGCGTCGGTCTCCGTGAGCACCATACGCTTGGCGATGACGCCGCCGTCGGTGAGTGCGTTCTTCGTGCGAAGAAGCGCATCGACGTGGTCGCCGTTGCGGGCTGCGAGGTGTGAACCGTCACGGTCGAGGATGGCGAGCGCTGCGTCACGCAACTCTGACCGTGTTGCACGGGCAGGGTCGATGTCGGTAGCGGTACGCTGCATGACCTGTGGTGCGTCGAAACCTGCGGCACGCTCGGTGGCGATTTCACGGGCTGCGGCGACTCGTGCCTCACGCTCGACTGCTGCGTCACGCTTGGCGACGAGAGCCTCGACGTCGGCGAGACGCTGATCGAGTTCGGCGTCTTCTTCTGGTGTGATTTCTTGCTGTTCGGAGAGTTCGATGACCCGGCTGCGGATTTCTTCGATCTCCTGATTCATCTTTTCGATGTTCATGATTCCCCTTTCAGGATCATATCAGGCGCAGGGCGGCTTTCGCTCTGCGTTGGTTTCGTGTACGTGCCGAGACGTGGACTGCTTCCGGGGTCTCAGGATCTGACGAGTGGCTGTCTGCCGGGTCATCAGTTGAGGCGAGCGACTCGATGTCGGTGCCTGTGGCGAGGATACGGGCAACTTCTGATCGCACCTCGGGATCTTCTAACAGGCCGAGCGCTTGGCGGCTTCGCACACCGACGCTGGTCTGTTCATACGCTGGGAACACTACTGGTCCAACTTCGTACAGTTCGACTTCTTTGATTGTCCGCTCATCGACACCGTCGGTGCGGCTCTTGCTCCATTCTTCGTCGAGGATTCGGAACCGGAATGACATGCCGGAGATGCCGCCATCTCGGATGGCGTCTCGCACTGGCTGCACCAGCCAGTTGTCGGAGAGGCGTGCTTTGACTCGCAGCCCGTGGTCGTCCTCTGAGATCGATGATATCTTGCCTAACGGGATCGACCCGATCAGCGGGTGTGACCCGTGGTCGAACTGCAATATCGGCATCCGTTGGCCAAGTGTCCGTTTGAATGCTCCGGTGGCGATCCGCTCACGGTATGCGCCCATGTGGTCTTCGATCTCTGTCCATTGGTTGAACACTGCGCCGTACCCGTCGAGCGTCAGACCGTCGTCGCTTTTGGCGACACGGAAATCGACATGCCGCACCAGCCCATCGACCGGTCGCACTGTCTGCACGTCTTCCATCTGTTCTGTCCGTTCTGCTTTGATCTGTTCTGCTTTGCGTGCCAACCAATCTCTGGCCGGCTGTGGGTCTAGTGGGTTGATTCCCCACAGAAAGTGTGCCACAGCGCCGGCTCCCGGCCAATCTTCATCATCACTGTCGCTGTTTTTCGATGCTTCCAGATCTATCTCATGTCGAGACCCCCATGCGTTGGCTCTGATCACTTTGTCTTCAGACATCTGGCCGGCAGCCATCTGTCGTGCCTCTCTGATCGTTTTGTCGGTGAGGCCGTCACCACCATGGCCTTCGGCTCGCAACTCTAGACCTCGGGACGCTGCGTCTCGCATATATTGAGGAGGTGTGACGTCTACATCTGTGGCTCTCTCGCCACCGGGGTCGATACCCTCCTCGATCGACAGTGCCACCATCTGATCGATCGCTTCCTGTTTCGTCTGGTGGCACCCCATCACCTCACCGTCTTCTTTGACTGTTGCCCAACCGTCGCAGTCCGGGTTGTCTGACTCGATGAAGTAAGGCATCAAGCGCTCCCCGGTGGCTGCAACTGTACTGACACGCTGCCGGTGTGGCGTAGCAAAGTCAGATCGCCGGCGGTGACGGCGTCGATGACAGATTGCGGGTCGAATCCGCCGTCGACCAAGGTGCGCATCGTTAGGGCGTCTTTCTGTTTGATCTCGGCGCTATCGAGCACGTCTTCCTGCAGAAATGACACATCCCGGTCGTCGTACCAGAGGCGTGTGGCCGGGTCTGGCGGTGGCACCAGTGTTTGCAGGGCGTCGGCGGCGGCACGCCACAGCGGGCGGATCGTGCCGTCGGCGAAACGGCGACGTGCTGCGCCGTAGTTGCCGGCGTTGAGTGCCGAACCGGCGAGACCTTCCGAGATGCCGAGATATGAGGCGGGGACGCCGGCTGCAGCGGCGATCCGGGTCTCCCCTGCTCCTTGCACCGATTTCATATCGAGCCGTTGGAAGTCGGCACCGACCACTTTGACATCTGCACCGCCGCCGAGGTACATGGTGCGGTATGCCTGTGCAGAGCCTCGGTGGTTCGATTCGAGCCTCGACACGAAAGTGTCAAATGCCTCTTTGGTGATCGACGGGTCGAATGACACCACCATGTTCGGTGTCGCTGCGTTACGCATAAACGAATGTTTATATCCGCTCAACTCTTGGTCGGCTTGCACATCGGTGATCACGGTGGACAGCCAAGTCCTACCTCGGAACGGGTGCGACGGGTCAGGTAGCGGTTTGTAGTGGCACACCTCTTCCGGCAGGAAGATCTTCGCATCGTGGCCTTGGTCGTCGACCACGGCGTAGCCGACCAGATGTTCTCCCCATTTGCCGCCGGTTACGGGGTCGTTGACCGATGCTGTCATCACTTTGACATGGCGAGGGTCGAGCCTCATCAGATGTGGCTCCACACCTCGGCCTTCCATCTTCACCCAATACGAGTTACCATAGAGTGAAGCGTCGACTTCCATCCGGGCGAGCAGATCGCCAGTGGTGGCGTTAGGCCATGGGCGTTCTAACAGTGTCAGTGCATCTGTGCCGAACAGGTTGCCGGGACGACCACCGGAATATGGCTGCCATTGGAACCTGACCTCTGCGAACACCATCATCCGTGCATGGATAGCGGCGGCCACGATCGGATTCGATTGGCCTTGGAGCGCTGTCATTTCCGGGACGGATGACACCGGTGCCACGTAGCGGTGGCCGCCATAGGAGAACTGCTCGAACAGTCGCAGGTAGTCAGACCACGACATACCCGCCGAGCGGGTCTCTGTCGGTCGTAGCAGTCGGCCAAGCATCAGTCGTTCCTTTCACCGGCGACGCCAAACGCCACCATCCCAACACCTGCAACGATGAAACCGGCGGCCAGATAGATCAATGCTGCGCCGACAGATATGGCCAACACACCGGTGATTTCCAGTGCGACCGCTGTGCTGATCTTGCGCATCTTACTCAATCGTATGCCACCCATAGTTCCGTCGGCTGTGTGGCCGAACGTCTAAATCCGGCCAATGTTGCAGCGACCAACGATGACACATCGACATCGCCAGATCTTGACCAGATCCACGAATCGCCGACCTGTCGCCGTTTCGCCGCTGCTATAGCAACCTCCAGATCAGGGTGTGACCTGATAGAGATGTTGCTACTCATCACTGAATCATAGAACGCTCCGCAGGCGAACGCCACCTCACGAGTTGAAAGTCTGACCGCCCGGACACCTGCTGCTTCCAACTGGTCAGCGAAACCGCCGGCCGGTGACAGCCCATCGAGCAGCACAGTCGCATCCCATTTTTTCGACAGGTCGATGATCCGCTCCACTAGCCAAGCGACACCCGGCCGGCTGTCGATCACCTCGATCTGGTTGTTCTCATCTGACACAGCGATAGACGCATGTGACCTGTCGGCCGACACATCGAAAGCGAACTGCAGCCCGCCATCCGGCGCAACCGAATCGCTCACCACACGCTCCCACGCATCGAGCGGAATCACCCGCTCCGACGACCGTGTCTGCTGGTTCAACCACGACCTGCGGAACTCACCCTCAGACATCGTCTGCAAAGCATGTCGTACGACGTCCTCGGTGATCGTATGGCCTAACGCCGGCATGCATGACCACCACGTCGCCGGATCATCGATCGCCATGTCAGGGTCGGCCGACCATTCGAAATATGCGATACCGTCGGATTGGCCAGCCTCGACAGCGGCACGACCCGCAGCCACCTTCCGGTTCAGAAGCGTCGAAGCATCGGTGCCCATCGTCGACACCACCATCACCTGTGCATCTCGGCGGGTTGCCATCGTCGGCAAGATCGCAGTTTCCCGCCGGTCGTCGGTGTCGGCGAATGCCTCATCGATACAGGCAGCGTCGAGGCTTTTACCGTGGCCGGCTGATTCGGTCGATGCCAACACATCGATCCTCGAGCCGTTGCGGAACACCAGCGCTTCGTTGCCCTGCGCCCGTTGTACCCTGTCGACAGCAGCGGCGAGGCTCGACCCCATCAGGATCGGCGCTTGGTCGTCCAGCAGTTTCCGTCGAGCATCGAACCCGGTTTGTGCAGTGTAGGCGATCCGTTGTGGTTTGCCCCACATCAACGCCCTGTCGACTTCCCATGCTAACACCAGTGTGGTTTTGCCTGATTGACGTGGGACGGTTACCACGATCTCTCGGTATGCCGGCCAGCCGGTGTCCGGGTCGATCTCGGTGGCGACCTCGATGACCTGTTGCTGCCATGGCATCAACGGCTGGCCGAGCCTCGCCGACAGTGCGCCGACGCTGTCTGCCCGGTTCGGCCTGTCGGGGTTACGTTTGGTTGCCCACCTCGGCAGACAGGTCTGCGAGGAGGTTGGCGAAGTCGTCAGGTTCATGGTGGGTAGTGCTCCTGATTGCTTGTTCAGCGGCTCGGTATTCTCGCCAGAGTGACGCATTGTCGGGTTGTTGGTCGAGTACGGTGGCCAGAGTGCGCAGTGTGGCGATCCGGGCGGCGTCGATGTCTTCGAGCAGCCCGGCGGCGTGCATGGCGGCGATTGTTGCCTCGGCTGCTGTCCGGTTGGCTCCGTGTTGCGTTTTTTTGTCGTGGGTCATTTTCATACCTCTGAGGCTATTCTAGCGCAAGGGAAGGCCACGGAGATACTTCCCTTGGTTCGGTTTTTTTCTGGTTCGGGGGGAGAGAGAC